AGGATTTGATATCAATTTAAATTTAGAAGAATATTATCACAAAGCGTATATTCAGTCTTATCCTATTTTAAAAAATAAAACAAAAGAAGAATGCTTTTATGGTAGTATATACCACGAAACTATGGATGAAAGATTATTTTTTGGATATCCGTTGGCTTTTAAGAAAGTTTTTCGTATATTATATAAAGAACTAGATGAATTAATGTTAAATCTAGATAATAAACTTTTTGATAAGTTTAATGAAAAGTACGAAGGAAGTATCTTTTGGAAAAACTTTATAGAAGATAAAGGAGTAAGTTTAATACAACATACTGATTTAAAGATACCGAATAACATATAATTAATACAATGCCTAAAAAAACTAAAAACGTAAAACTAACAGACGTAGACTATAATTTAGCTCAAGAGATTGTTAAAAGACGACTTATACTAAAAGAAGAACTAGCATCTATAGGAGTAGCTAAATTAAATATAAAAGATAGAGAAGAAAATGCTGCTATTTATTATAAGGAATTACAAAATTTAGAGAAGTCTGTTAATGAAAAGCTTACCCAGCTATACGGGAACGGTTCTTTAGATTTAGAAAAGAAAGAATTTATTCCTTCTTAATATTCTTTTACTATTATTTCCGATATTTATATATGTGAATAAAGACCATTTATATAAAATGGTTTCGATTTTCCCGATATATTTATAATAGACTAAATATAAACTAAACCGAACATGGCAGAAACAATTATCTCCCCAGGTGTTTTTCAAAGAGAAAACGACTTATCGTTTATTTCTCCAGCACCAGTCGAAGTAGGAGCAGCAATACTTGGACCTACAGTGAAAGGCCCTGTTGAGATTCCTACTACTGTAACATCATATAACCAATACGTAAGAATTTTCGGTGACATTTTTGAAAATGGATCGGCTAAAGACGAATTCTTAACTTCTATCGCAGTAAAAAATTACTTTGCACAAGGTGGATCAACTTGTCTTGTTACTAGAGTAGTAAGCGGTTCTTATACTGCTGCAGGTAATACTCATATTTCAGCTTCTAGTAATGGAGGTACAGAGCCTTTTACATTAGAAACGATAGGAAAAGGAGCAATATTCAATAACGCAACTGGTTCGTTAGAATTTGCAATGCCGTTAGCTAGCCACAGTAATTCTGATAACTCACTTATCTCAGGTTCTAAAGATAACCTAAGATGGGAAGTTTCTAACGTAAGTACAGCAAAAGGTACATTCACTTTATCAGTAAGAAGAGGTGATGATAACCATAATAATAAAGTAGTATTAGAAACATTTAATAATGTAAGTTTAGACCCTGAATCAGAAAACTTTATTAGTAAAGTAGTAGGTGATCAAACTGAAGCACTTTCAGGAGATGCTACACAAATTACTACTACAGGACAGTTTGTTAATAAATCTAATTTTATTAGAGTTAAGACTGTTAATTCAAAGACATTAAATTACCTAAAAAATAACGGTACATCAATTAATTCATCTTCAGCAGGAGTTCCTTTTGATAACTTCTTGCCAATAGCACAATCTGGATCATTCTTTGGAGCAACTGGAGCACCTAAAGCTTCTGGTTCTTTAAATCTATACCAGAATATTAATGCTAATACACAAGGATTAGTTGCTGCTAATTATAGTAATGTAATTACTTTATTAGGTAATAAAGACGATTATAAATTTAATATAATTTCAACTCCTGGTATTAATAAAAATAACCACAGTACTACAGTTGATAATGTAATCTCATTAGCAGAGTCTAGAGGGGATTGTATCGCAGTAGTAGATCTTTACGGTCACGGAGCTACAGTATCAAATGTTACTGGTCAAGCAGATTTATTAAATTCTTCTTACGCTTCAGCTTACTGGCCACATGTACAGACACAGACTGGTAATGGTAAGAACGTATTTGTTCCAGCATCAGTAGTAGTTCCTGGAGTATATGCATTTACTGATAACAGTTCAGCACCTTGGTTCGCACCAGCTGGATTAGTTAGAGGAGGAGTAGTTGGAGTTATTCAAGCAGAAAGAAAATTATCACGTTCACAGAGAGATAGCTTATATGATTCAAATGTAAATCCAATAGCTACTTTCCCTGGACAAGGAATTGCAATATTCGGTCAGAAAACATTACAGAAAAAAGCAGGTGCTTTAGATAGAGTTAATGTTAGAAGATTATTAATCGAATTAAAAGAATTTGTTGGAGATTTATCTAGAACTTTAGTATTCGAACAAAATACAATAGCAACTAGAAATAAATTCTTAGCAGCTGTTAATCCATTTTTAAACTCAGTAGTACAGAGACAAGGTCTATTTGCTTATAGAGTAGTAATGGATGATACAAATAACACAGCTGATATAGTTGATAGAAATCAACTGGTAGGGCAAATATTTATTCAACCAGCTAAGACAGCAGAATTTATAGTATTAGACTTTACTATAGAGCCTACTGGCGCAACTTTTGGACAATAAATTAAAAGTTAGATATTTATAATAAAGAAAATAAAAAATGGCAGTATTAGACGCAAACGAAATAATGTTTAGAGCTTTTGAACCTAAAGTTCAGAACAGATTTTTACTTAATATTGATACGATTCCTGCATACTTAGTAAAAAATGTTAAAGCTCCTACATTCTCAGATAATAGTATAAAATTAGATCACATAAACTCTTATAGAAAAATTAGAGGTAAGAGAGAGTGGGAAGATATAACAATGACGTTATATGATCCAATAACACCTTCTGGAGCTCAAGCAGTAATGGACTGGGCTAGATTATCTTACGAATCAGTAACAGGTAGAGCAGGATATTCTGATTTCTATAAAAAAGACCTAACATTAAATATTTTAGGTCCTGTAGGTGACGTAATCGGAGAATGGGTAATCGTTGGTGCGTTCTTAGTCAATGGAGACTTTGGACAGTACGATTGGTCAGCTGATGAAGTAGTAGATCTTTCAATCACAGTTGCAATGGATTACTGTATATTAAACTACTAATAGCAGGCACACATTTTAAAGTATAACCCGGTTCGTCCGGGTTTTTTTATAATTAAAAAAAAAGTTATGGCAAATACTAGATTAGAGGCTATAAATCCTAAAGACCCTAAAAATAAACATTTACATTACTTATGGCCTTATATAGTTTATTCTAGAAATTTTGGACCTAACGGACCTTCAATATATGGAACTCCTGAAGAAATAGTAAACACTTTTAATTTTGAAAAAGATATAAAGGAGTATGTAGATAAAAATATAGATGAAATTTGTAAAGAGTTTGATGCGAGATGGATTAGTGCTTTGATGGATACCTATGCAGATTTATCAAAAGATATAGGAGAAAAGCTTGGAGCTACAAATATTTCTTCACTTATTAGAATAACTCAATCAACTACTTCAGCTATGTACCATAGAGGGGTAATGGGAGAAGAGTTTAATTCAGATAATAAAAAAAAATTAATAAAATATCAATCAAAATACAATTTAGGAAATACTATATTATGGAGCGGTATGCATGCTTGGGATGGACGTGACGGTATATATAGAAATCTTTTTTATAGAATTAAACAAGCTATAAAAAATTATCCAACATTAGATAAACTATATACAAGAGCTGTAAATATTCTTGTTACTGAAAATACTTCATTATTTCCTAACCATACTTCACTTTCGAAGCTTCAAAAAGAAATTTTAAAGATAGTTAACGAATAAGTTGGTTTCAAAATTATTTTTTACTATATTTATATAAGAACCGGTTTTAATTAATAAAATTTATGGAACAACAATTTAAAATTCCTACTGAAACAGTAGAATTACCATCAAAAGGATTAGTATACCCAGAAAATTCACCGCTTTCTAAAGGTACAGTCGAAATGAAATATATGACTGCTAAAGAAGAAGATATTCTTACTAATGGTAATTATATCAAAAATGGTACAGTTATTGATAGATTATTAAAATCTCTTATTGTAACTGAAGGAGTAGATTATAAAAGTTTACTTTTAGGTGATAAAAATGCTATTATGGTAGCAGCTCGTATATTAGCATATGGTGCTGCTTATGATATAACCTATAATGGAGAAAAAATAACAGTAGATCTATCTAAAGTAGATAACTTACCTATAGATGAAAAGCTATATAAAAGAGGAGAAAATGAGTTTAAATTTGAATTACCTTCAAAAAACGAAGTTACTTTTAAACTTTTAACTGAAGGAGATGAAAGTGCTATAGATAGAGAAATACAAGGTTTAAAGAAACTTAATAAAAGTAGTTCTACAACTGTTACTACCAGATTAAAAAGGATGATTACCTCAGTTAATGGTGATAGAGAGATTGGTACTATAAGAAAATTTGTTGATAACTATCTATTAGCTACAGATGCAAGAGCTTTGAGAAAAGAATATGAAAAAGTTATGCCAGATGTAGACTTAGTATTTGAATATACTAATGATGATGGCGGGAAGGAGGACGTCGATATACCTATAGGGCTCGGCTTTTTTTGGCCTGACAACAGACTATAGAGCTAGTCTTTTTAAACAAATACACGAAATAGTATTTCACGGAAACGGAGGTTATGATTGGCATACTGTTTATAATATGCCTATATGGTTACGTAAATTTACATTTCAACAGATGAATGAATTTTACGAAAAGCAGAATAAACAATACGATAATACATTAGATAATAATACTCCAAAAAAGAAGGAAATACTCAAGCCTGCAGTAAAACCAAATTATTCAACGAAGACTTCTAACAAATAGAGGTCTTCACTATTTATTAGATATAGACTTATTCAATGGCTGACGATAAAACAACAAAAAATTCCGAACAATTTAAAAAGAATATGCAGGATGCTGAAAAAGCATCTAAAGGTACTGCTATGAATGCTGCTGAAATGAGAAAAGAGATTTCTCGTTTAGAGTTAGATTTAGCAAGTATTACAACTAAATTTAAAGAGTTAACTAAATCTACAAAAGATGCGGATGTAAAAACACTTACAGCCTCTATAACAAAAGCTGATAAGGCAATAGATAAAATAACTGAAGATGCTAAGGATTTTCTTACTGCGATTAAAAACGGTGAAGATGTTAGTAAAGGTTTACTTAAAAATAAAATACAGTTAGAAAACGAAAGAAATAATCTTCTCAGTAAAGAAGAAATAATAAAAGAAAGGTTACTTAATGCAGATGAAGCAGAAAAAGAAGAATTAATTGATGCATTAGTTTTAATTGAAGAAAAAAGAGAAAGATTAAAAGGAGTAGAAAAAGTTTATGAAAAAATTGCTGAAAAGCAAAATGAAATAAATGAATCTACAAAATTTTTAGATGATTTTGCCGGATTAGTTGAAAATATACCGGTTATAGGAAAGTTCTTCTCTTCAGCTTCTAAAAGAGCAGCAGAACTTAGAAAAAACTTAGGTGAAGGAGCAGATGAATCTGCAGTTATGGCTGCAAATATGTCTGCAGTAGCAGAGACAGCTGGTAAAGTAGCTATGACTGGCTTTTTTGCAGCAATCACCAAAGGTTTTGGTAAAATGGATGAAAGAACTCAGAGTTTTACCTCTCAGTTTAATATATCTAAAGACGCATCTAAAGTATTAAATAGAAACATAGTAGAGTTTG